ATGCGCCGTGCTTGCCGTATATTGCATCGTAGCCTTAACAATATTCTTGACTATCAGGACTTTTTATCCATTCAATCTAAACTATCCAACGATGAAATTAGACCGCTTGGAATTGGAGTCACAAATCTCGCCTACTGGCACGCCAAGCGAAGCCTCCAAGACGGTGAATCAGACGCCTTGGCTGAAGTCAAGACGTGGATGGAACACCAAGCCTACTACCTAACAGAAATGTCAGTGGAGTTGGCCAAAGAACGTGGTCGTTGTGTAGACTCTGACCGCACACGTTATGGCCAAGGTGTATTTCCTTGGGAACTACGTGCCAAGGGTGTTAACGAACTGGCAAACTTTGAACCAGAACTAAACTGGGAAGGCCTACGTGCTGAAATGCGCAGTTATGGTGTGCGTAATGCAACATCTATGGCCATTGCACCTGTAGAATCAAGTAGTGTGGTAATCAACTCGACCAATGGTATTGAAATGCCAATGAGTTTGATTTCAGTTAAAGAAAGCAAAGCAGGAAGTCTAACGCAAGTTGTGCCCGAGTACCATAAACTCAAGAACAAGTATCAACAGATGTGGGCACAACGAGACTGCGACGGCTACTTGAAGACTGCGGCCGTATTGGCAGCATACGTTGATCAAAGCATTTCAACTAACACATTCTACAATCCAGCACACTTTGCGGATCGTAAAGTTCCAACTACATTGATTGCTAAGAATTTGATGCAGGCACACTACTGGGGATTGAAAACATTCTACTACAGCCTAATCAACAAAGCAGGTAGTAAGATGAAGGCCGAGGACGAAACAGCCGCACCATTGGAAGCAATTGATTTTGATGATGTTGAAGACTGTGAAAGTTGCAAGTTATGAACAGCATTGAAAAAATCTGGGCACGGGCAACCGGGCACTTGATGGGCGAGTCAGATCACGATCGACCTGATGTGCCTATCTTAACACTAAGAGAAGCTCGAATAGCCTTGTTCTTTAAAACATTTTGGGTTATAATACATGTTATAACTTGTGGCTTTATTATAGCCAACACAATCAGACACTGGTAATATATGAGCCAAGCACAATACAATTTAAAAACTAAAACAGACTATCTCAGTCGCAAGATGTTTCTTGACCCGGCAGGCCCTGTTACTATCCAACGCTTTGAAGAAGTCAAGTACAACAAGATTGCCAAGTACGAACAAGAAGCACGTGGATTCTTTTGGGTACCAGAAGAAATTTCGTTGACCAAAGACAGTCAAGACTTTAAAGATGCGTCAGACACTGTGAAGCATATTTTCACCAGTAACCTGCTACGCCAAACTGCCTTGGACAGTTTACAAGGTCGTGGCCCAAGCCAAATCTTCACACCAGTGGTATCATTGCCAGAACTAGAAGCATTGGTATACAACTGGACATTCTTTGAAACCAACATTCACAGTCGCAGTTACAGTCATATCATTCGCAACATCTACAATGTGCCCAAGGAAATGTTTAATACAATTCATGACACTAAAGAAATTGTGGACATGGCATCAAGTGTAGGCCGGTACTATGATGATTTGCATCAAATGAATTGTAAGAAAGAATTGGGATTTGATGCAGTTACTGATCATTCTCATATCAAGGCCATCTGGTTGGCCCTTAATGCTTCATACGCATTAGAAGCATTCCGCTTCATGGTTAGTTTTGCCACTAGTTTGGCCATGGTAGAAAACAAGATCTTTATTGGCAACGGCAATATCATTCAATTGATTCTGCAAGATGAAATCCTGCACAAAGAATGGACTGGCTGGATTATCAATCAAGTGGTCAAAGAAGATCCACGTTTTGCTGCCGTCAAACAAGAATGTGAGCAAGAAGTATATCAAATGTACATGGATGTAATTCGTGAAGAAAAAGAATGGGCCGAGTACCTGTTCAAATTTGGTCCTGTGATTGGACTCAATGCCAACATCCTGCGTGACTTTGTGGACTACACTGCCGCCGGCGCATTGAAAGAAATTGGCATTAAATATCTCGCACCGGCTCCTAAGTCAACACCAATCCCTTGGTTTAACAAACACGTCAACACGTCGAACAAACAAACTGCACTGCAGGAGAACGAGTCAACTAACTATGTTATCGGCATCATGAGTGATACTCTAGATTACGACGAACTACCAAATTTATAAGAGGAAAAATATGAAAGCTATTGTATGGAGTAAAAATCAGTGCCCTTATTGCGACCAGGCCAAGGCATTGTTAAAACAAAAGGGCATTGAGTTTGAAGAACGCAATGTATCCCAGGATTGGACCCGAGAACAACTATTAGAAGCAGTACCAACTGCTCGCACAGTGCCACAAATTTTTCTAGACGAAAAGTTAATTGGTGGATTTACAGAACTTAAAAAGTTATTTGAACAAGAAAATGCTGTTGGATACGGCGACGGAGTACTATAATATGTTAATTGATAAAGGCGCCTCAGTGGGCGAAGTAGTGACGTTTAAACTGACGTCTGGTGAAGAGTTAATTGGAAAATTAGTTGAAGAAACTGATGCACACTATAAACTGTCACGCCCAATGGTTATTGCCATGGGCCAACAAGGACCAGGTCTGATGCCTTACTTGTTTACAGTGAGTCCAGACCGGGATATTAAATTGTCAAAAGGCACAGTCACAGTGGTAGCAGCCACGGACAAAATGTTTGCCGATCAGTTTATCCAAAGCACTACCGGCATTAAATTGGTATAAATTGTTCGATAAATAACAAACAAGGACAAACAAATGCCGGCAGCACAAAGACAAGGTGATACAAACTCAGCAGGAGGTGCGGCCACGTCGGGCGTTGCTTCAGTGAGAGTCAATGGCAAACCTGTTGTAGTTGATGGAACCAGTGTAGCCCCACATGCGCCTTGGCCTGAGCGTAGAAGAAACCCGCATCCTCCACATGCATCGGCAACAACTACTGGCGGAAGCAGTACTGTTCGTGCCGGAGGAATTCCTGTTAATAGAACTGGTGATGCCGATTCATGCGGACACGCACGTACTGGTGGTAGTCCTGATGTAAGGGTAGGATAATGGCCGGAACATTGACACCACTGCAACTACAGGCTGCTTCGGGTTTATTTCAAAATCAAGGGTATGGTGTCAACGGAACGCTAGTGGCCACAATTGACCAATACACATCAACACCGTTATTGACTCCTTTGATAGCGGCCATTGGCAACGCAGGACCCAACGTGGGAAATCTAACGCCGAATGCAATAGCAAATCTACAAACATTTGCCAGCACCACTTGCCCTGCGCTAGCCGATTCTATAGTTCCCAACACCACTGCAATTGTTTCCACCACGTTGGCCAATCCTGGTATGTCTGGAATAGTCACATTAACAGCAGAAGCATACATGGGCAACGGCGACCTTAGTAAATTTGCACAAACCTTTATTCAAGCAAATAGTTATTGTTCAAGTATAAATGAGTTTATCAACAGTGCAGTAAACTCTAACAGCTATCTAGGTCCTACATTTACCGGAATGGATAATCTTATTACTGCTGGACTCACTGAAATCAATCGTGCCACGGCTGCCATGGGCGATGACTTGTACAACGCCGGCTACTACATAGATCTAGGAAATCTCGACAACTACGGAACCCCGTTGGCACTGATACAACAAATATCACGTCGTGCTGGAACAATTAGCCCGTTAATTACCGCACTGAGCAATGCTGGTGTGCCAGACAATATTATTTTAAATCTTAACGATTCTGCTGTAGTGATCACTGACTCGGTGCAGAAACTCATGTATAACGCATTACTCAGCGTCACAGGTGATGAGCTTGCAAATATATTAAGAATACTAGATGTATGGACACCAAACATCAATACATTAGCAGACTTGTTAAATCCTGCTGTGATGTTGCCCAACAGTTATCCATCATTGACAACACCCACTGCTGATGGTCCACGTGCTATTTACATTACACCTCCGCCGGAGCCACCAGTCGACTACGACAACTTAACTGCGGAACAGAGTCAGTTAATACTCGACAAGGAAGCGGCAGCAAGAGCGATCGACCGTCCTCTAGCATGTGAAATACGTCAAAGCGAAAATCCAGTTACTGCAGGATCAACTGCT